TGCCCCTCTGGGCGTTTCGCAATCTATTTGACAACTGCACATCAATTGCAGGTGTCAGTTCTCCGACCAATGCGCCGGAATCAAGCATCACGCCGTGTGGCATAGACCTGGAAAGGAAATCAATCAGAATTCGGTTCTGTTCGATCAGTGTCTTTCTGATCCCTTCGTTTTCCAACATGACAGCAGACCGCACATAATCAAGCAGCGTGTCAATGGGCGCAATAGCTTCTTTCCCGGCTTCGCCGCCGCCAAGCAATGTGTTTCCGATGCTACCGAAGATAGTTGGCCGGTCAAGGATGCCGCCTTCAGCGTTCCACTTGACATCAAAATTGGGAAGCTTACCCTTGCCAGCAATGCCAAAAGGCGCTTTGCCGCCGCTGACAGAGATTTTCGGAATCTTTAAGTTACTGAAAATCTTGCCAATGCTCAATGGGAAAAATCCCTTGATCTTGTCAATGGCCTTCTTTACTGCATCCCGTGCGCCCTCGATCTTATCAGCAATAGCATCCTTGATATTGCCAAAGGTGTTTCTGACCCTTGAAACAACATCCTTCAGATCATTGAACTTGCCCTTGATCCACCTGACCGCAGAGGAAGTAGCGGACTTGATTTTCTCCCACATCTTCAGCCAGAAATTGCGGAAGCCTTCATTGTTTTTCCATAGGTATAAAAAAGCCGCCACAAGGCCCAAAATAGCCGTTACGATAAGGCCAATAACATTGGCCCTCATTGCTACATTCAACGCTTTCATGGCAAGTGTGACGATTTTCAGCGCATTTGCTGCCTTCTGCATGATGCCAGCCCATGCAAGGACAAGAACAAAGCCGCCAACTGTTGCAATAGCTATCGCAATAACGCCTGACCAAAGCTTCACTTTTTCTGCGTTATCTTTGATCCACTTGGCCGCATCCTTGATCTTATTGATAAATCTTTCAAGGTGAGGTATAGCAGCAGCAACCATATCGGCCACCTTCGTCTTAATCAGTGTCAGGATCGGTTCACCGATTCTTCCAAGTTCAGCAAAGGCATCTGTCAGCTTTTCCTGCGCTTTTTCGGCAGCAATGACATCTTCGTTGGTCTTTTTATACTGTTCGGATGCCTTGGAGTAGGTGCCGTTCAGTGTTTCCATGATCAGCTTCTGTCGCTCCTGCTCATTGGAACAGGCCGCAAGCTTATCATTGAAAGAATCTTCACTGATCCCTGCCCAGTTCAGCGCATCTGCCAAAGGGCCTGTAACCTCACCGACCTTTGCAGTTTCGTTTGCTGCTTCGGTCAAGCCCTCAATGGGCAGGGAAGCGCCGAATGTGGCATAGACACCAGTGCAAATGTCTGTCCATGTTTGAAGATCCTGTTCGTTATTGGTCAACAGTGCAAGATGGTTTGCCGCTTCAACGGCCTGACCGCTATCACCAAGGACGGAATTCAGATCCGAATAGGTACGCTTTGCAGCTTCAGATGAATGGCCGTTGGTGACAAAGGCCGTGTCCAGCTTGCCCATTTCCGTCCTGTATTCCCTGGATCCTTCGATGGCCGCCAGCCATGCGCCGCCAATGACGGCACCGGCAGTAACAACAGCTTTTCCAAGGCCCAGCGCAACAGATCCCACCTTGTTTACCGCTGATTCAACTTCCTTGCTTGACGATCCTGCGTTTTCCGCCGTTTCATTCAAGGCTTTGTTTGCTTCGGTGTTATCGATTGCAATTGTTCCAAGTAGCTTGAACAATTCCACGCTTTTCCCTTCTTTCTTTAAGAAAGACAAAAGCCGTTTAACATCTCCGCAGATTCCTTGACTGTGATTTCAAGTTCAAGGTGTGAAGGTATTTTTTCAGTTTTGGGTTTCTTCGTCTGCTCCAAGAATTCACCATAGGTTAAATCAAAAACCCTGTGAAGCCAGACTTCCCATAGTGTCTTATCTTCTAATTCATCATTGGTGATTGACACAAATTCATCAACAAAAGCCTTGAATCTGCGCCCCTTGATCATGGCATCCAGCAGAATCATCGGATTTGCGTACCGCTGGAATAGCATATCAAGGAATCTTATATCACCTATTTCAGCAGCTTGGTAACACCCTGAAAAAAATCCTTGAATTCCTCTTTCTTAACCACAGCAACAATCATTTCCAGGAATGTAGTCATCGGAAGGTTTGCGATTTCCTTTGTCTTCATCCCGGACAGCTGCGACAACAGCTGATAAATGTCATCTTTACATTTGTAAAGGTTGGAAATGATCACGCCAGCAATGTCAACTGCAACAGTTAAACCGACAGCACTTACATTTGCCTGGTCTTTGGCACCGGAAGCCATATCCATGATGGCTTTCCGAACTTCTTCAGATTCAAAGCAAGACTTGAATTCCCTGACACCGATCTTGGAAATGATCTGGAACATCGGGAAAATGTCATCTGCGGTCAGCTGCCGCAGCTCAAAGGCTTTATCTGTCATTGTGATTAGTCCTTTCGGTTTTTATTAAAAGTTGCAAGGCCACCGGATTGATGGCCTTGCAATGGTTGGTTATGCGGTTGCTTTGGGATAGTAGATCTTCCAAGGCAGCGTGTCCAGATCGCCGGTCAGTTCGGCATAGCATTCAAAGGTGTACTTGCCAACAGCGCCTTCCTTGTTCTTGCCTTCCTGCTCAAAGCCGGAAGTGCAAAGGGCGTTTTCCAGGATGGCAATGATGTTTTCGCCATCCAGGGTTTTGCCGACAAAGGCGATGTTCTCCCAATAGTCACCTTCCTGGATGTCTGCTTTTGGAACAATGACATTATAATTGGTGTCATCGGAAGTACCAGCCTGGCCTAAAGTTGCAGACTTGATGATATCTTCGGTCAACTCGATGAAATTGATTTCCATGGTTGCGGTTTCGCCGGTCTTTACAGACAGGCCCTTTGCAGCAACCAGTGCGCCATCAACTTCCACCTTGGTCACTTCGGGAATGATCGACAGTTTAGATCCGCCAGAAGTAGCGCCTACAATGGAATTGGCGAAGTTCCATGCATTGGTGGTGTACTTCAGCCCTTTGTGGATCGTGCCGGCACCGAACAGAATATTCTTCGGAGTATTTGCAGATACCCCGGTCTTACCTTCTTTGCTCATATCAATTCACCTTCCATTCTTTAACGGATAGATTGATTTGGATGCTTTTCAGTTCAGCATCCCCTGTGGGAACGATCAGGCTTCCGGCATAAGAAATGGCCACCCCTGATCCACTATCAGTGATGGCCGTATAACCAAAAGACCTGTTAAAATAATTTTCAATGCGTTCCTTCGCATTTTCAAGATCAAGCCATGATCCCCTGGAAAAGCCGGTTAGAAGGATCGTGCCTTCCTGAAGGCCGTCTTCTGTCATGCTTTCAGATTCCGTGTAGCTGCCTACAAAGTATGGATATTTGATCTTTCCCTTTGCATTGCCGGAATACTCACCGAAGCCATATTCCAAGCGTAGGGATGTCATGGCATCAGATAGGATTTTCAATACTTGCTTGGACATGTTACTTCAGCCCTTTCATGATCTGTTCAGCCCTCTTGATGATTTTGCCTTTGGTTTGTTCAAAGGCATTGTGGAGCATCCGCACAGGCTTTTTACCGTGTGTAAAATGTCCCTGGCCTTTGTCATCTTCATAGAACCAGCCGCCTTTTCTGCCGTTCCCTTCCAAGGCATATTCACCTGTTCCGAATTCAGTCCAGATGGCGTTTTCAAGTGGGCTGCCGATTTTGGCTTCCAGGTTGGATTCATCCACCGTATGCGCCCAGGATCCTTTCAGCTGGCCAGTGTCAACAGGTGTACCCCTTGCAGCCTGGGACTGCAATTCAGATGCTGCTTTTTCAAGGAATTGCAGCAAGGCTTCATCGATAGCGGCCTTCACCTTCATGCTGTTATCCTCAAATTTAACATCGGACATATTACTGACCCCCTGTAAACTTCAGATAGATTTCAAGCTGGGATCCGCTTCCCATCTCCATCGGATTGTCAATCAGCAGAATGTCATAGATCTTGCCGCCTATGGTCATACGGCTGTTTTCAGCCTGTATGCCGGCAGCAAGCGGCACATAATCTGCAATGAAGATGTGTGTGGATTCTTGGATCTTGGCGTTATATGTGGTGTAGCCGGATTCACCAGCAGAAAGGTCAAGCCAGCCTTTGATGGTCTGGGCATCAACCCAGGTCTTCACATTTTCGCCAATTTCGTTCTTGGCTGCCGTGTAGACCTGGATTGTTGCCGTGATGTTTCCGCCAATGCCTTTCATACTCTGATGCCCCTTCCAAACCTGGCCTTCATGTAAGGCTGCAAAAAGCCCATCAGCGCCTTCGGAAAGCCCATAGTGGAATTATCCCCATCCATGTTGAAATAGGTCACAGAATGCCTTGAAATCGTTTCTGAAGCGATTCCAACCTTGTCACCGTTGTCAAGCTGCCATTTAAGCATGTTTGCAACGCCCATTTTTACATCCTGGGGATATTTCACCTTCGTGATGACCACGCCGGATTCATCATACAGATCTTCATTGACCGTGATCTGACCAGTTGTAACGGCAGCAACAGTCACCAGGCAATCCTGCATCAGATCCGATTCCGTGATCTGCAAGGTATCGCCGGCCTTGAATGGAATAGGTGTATTCACCAGCATGGCTTTGCCGTTTGTGGAAACAGCAACAGCCCGGAAAGCCCTGACCTGAAAATTGTTGTTTGTGTACGCACGAATCAACAGTTCAAGCGCCTGAAGCTTGGCTTCAAGCACCTGATCTGTTTCATCGGTATCAACATACTGCCGAAGTTCGGCAACGGTCATGATCATATCAACACCGCCTTATTCAGCCGGGTTATCCTGGGCAGCAGGATCAACCGGATCATCAGCTTCACCGTCCGTGATTGCAGTGACTTCATAACCTTCATGCTCACGGAACCATTCAGCCATTCGGCCTTCAGTGATCAGTGCCTTACCGTAAGCAAACTGAACGCCACCGGCATCAACGCCGCAGAAATCGGGATTGGTTTTGACCTTGATTTCATACCCGGTTACTTTCTTTGTGCTTTTCTTGCTGTTTGCAGCCATTTTGTTCCTTCCTTTCTTGTTATGCGATCTTAATGTTACGGAGAACGCCAGCATGTGCAGTGTTCTTCAGCACAGTGGCGGCAACCATTTCAACTTCGCCATCCTTCACAGCGCCAGGAGCATTGAAGTCAGGCAGATACTGGCGGATAGCGCTGTTGCCGGTCAGGGATGCAGCATGGAAGCCGTCCATAACATCAAACTTAACTGCATAGATATCAGTCAGGCCAGTGACAGCGGCATCGGAAGCGCCAATGTTTCTGCTGATGCCGGCCTTCACGCAGTCATTGCCGGTGACAGTGGAATCAGAAACAGTGTAATGCTTACCCAGATCCATGAAACGCACACCGTCCATGGAAGTAACCTTGCGGCCAAAAGCTTCTTCGGATTCGGTCTTATAGCCAAGCAGTCTGGCCATGGTCTGGATTTTGGCGATCATTGCGCTGTTCATCAGGAGCGCATCAGCATCGGTGTTCTTGATCAGCAACTGGATCTGCTCATAAAGCTGATCAGCATTGGTCTTCAGATTGGTCATGGTGCTGATGTCGATGGCAGAACCGGTGCCGGTGTTATACTCGGTGGAAGTGCCAGCCAGCATCTTATCCAGGCCGTCAAACTCGGTGGTGGCAGTGGTGGCGTTGCCGTTTACCAGCGTGTAATGGAACAGGCTGATGGCCGCCAGCACCTTTTCACGGATCTGATATGCCATGTTGTTATAAGGGCCTTCAGCCGCTTTCAGAACACGGTCAATCTGGAATTTACCGCCGAAGATCTTCAGGTCAGCGGATTTCTTTTCCACAGTTGCCTGGTTCGCAGCATATTCAGCATTCAGCGCACGGAAGGCAGCCACAGAAGGCAGCTTCTTCTGAATGTAGGAATAAGTCAAAGTGCTGCCACCCTGCGGAGATACGCAGTTATCAAAGGGCAGCATCTGAAGGATCTCGGATTCACGCAGGAAGATATCAACAATCTGCTGGGATACTTTGTCGGACATACCGACTTTCATTTCTGCAAGTGTCATAGCCATAAAAAATTACCTCATTTCTTTTAGTCTTTTGGCTCATAGGCCAATTTCAGGGCATCTTCAAGGCTTTTAGGATCGGATTCATTACCACCATGATTCTGATCATCAGGCAGCTTGTGTTCGTCATACTTCTTGGATCCTGCCGTTTCAAACTGTGTAGGGAACTGCGTTTTCAGTGCTGCGATCTTATCATCCCAGCCTTTGATCTTGCCGTTCTCGTCCAGGGCAAGTTCGCCTTTTTCCTTCAGCTTGAAAGTCAGGTAATCGACATCAAGCGCCTTGTTGGAAAGCAGTTCAACCTTGATTGCTGCATCCAGCTTGGTCTGTTCCAGTTCGGTCTGAAGCTGCGCCACCTGGCCTTCATACGCAGTGATCTTGCCCTGAAGATCATCCTGCCCTTTGGTGGACTTCTTCAGTTCAGCGATCAGGTTCTGCGCTTCGGTCAGTTCGGCCAGCTTGCCTTCGTGATCGGTCTTCAGTTTGCCATAACGGATATCAAGGTTTTCTTCGGATGCCGTGTAAATCTTGTTTGCCTTCATGTCATCCAGAATTCCAGTGATGGTTGCATCGTCAATGCCTTTTGCCTTCAAGATTTCAGTGATGTTCATTGTGCTTTTCCTTTCTATTTACGATTTTTTACAAGGTTTCGGCCTTGAAATAGATTTTTTGAATCCTCTTTTACACCTGGCTTCGGAAGGTGAAAATAGAAAAAGGGCATCTTTTCAGATGCCCCTTATCAACTTGGATCAATCTTGCTTGATAATTACTTGATAGCCCTTTTCCTTCAGTTCCTTGGCCATCCTTTCAGCGTTTGCTTTTACTCTAAAAGCGCCCACCTGGACACGATAGATGACCTTCTTTGCTTCCTCTTTTGGAGCCAGCGCAGCCTTCACATCGGCCCGGAAGGTGTCCATGCTTTTCCCGAATTTGGGGAACCAGTGCGCCACATCGCCATGATTGGAAGCAATGCCTTTCTTTGCGCCTTCGCTATGGTCACAGATGTCCTTTTCCGTAAGATTATACATCTTGCAGAGATAGACACAGAGATCAACAGCTTCCTGGTAAACCTTATCGAAATAGGTCTTATCATTCAGGCCATCTTCGCAGATCTCAAAGCTGATATGCGTATCATTGCCGGATCTGCCGCAGTGCCATCCACGATGGTTCCAGGGCAGGATCTGATAGGTTGCAATGGATCCATCCTTCAGTTTACCGATAAATGCATGACAGCAGATCTGTTTGCCACCGGGCCGGAATGTGTTCCAGTAGTTCTTGTTTGCGTTCACGCCAAGCAGACCATCATCAGGCCCTACATAGCGCCGCAGGTTCGGATTGTTTGCACCTGTCGAATGCACCATGATGCCCTTTGGTGTGATTTTCTGTCCCACCTTGTAGCATTCGTTTTCTGTGGCGATCAGTTTATGCAGATTCATCAGAATCACCTTCCGGACATTCTTCAGGGATTCCAGCCAGGGAAGTCAGCAGGGACAGCACACCGGCCAGCAGGGAAGCGCTGCCCACCATGATCCAGTTCACATCACTGATGACAGCAGAAGTGCCGATAGTAGCAACAGCAGTCTGCGCCACAGTCTTGATTGCCCGGATCCCGGCTTTCTTGAACCAGTCTTTCCAACATCTTTTCATTTTTTTTACCACCTTTCATAAAATTAAAAAACAGTTATTCGGAATAACCAAACAACTGCTTTTGGGGACTAACTTAAAACCAAATTGCGACTAAATTGCGACTAAACGGCATGAAAAAAGCACCCTTTTCAGGATGCTTTTATTCAGGCGCTTAAAACAAGCACCTATCGATTATGTCTTTACCTCTCAACTTATCGATCCATTCATCGGGGATCCCTTCCATGCCGTACATTATCCCGGCTAAACCACCAGCGATTGCTGCCACCGTATCGGTATCATTGCCCAGGTTTACAGCCTTCAATACTGCATCTTTGTAGTTGTCCGTTGTTGCAACGGCCCACACAGCCGCTTCAAAGGTATCGACAACAAAGCCGGAAGACTTTATTGCTGATTCATCCAGATTGCGGATCTCCGGGATTCTGCCGCTGCAATTCTTTATGGCATCATCCAATGATCCGCCTTTCAGCAGCTGCTTTGCAATGACCACATATTCACAGCAAATGTCCATTGAAATGCCATTGGCGTGTGTAATGGCTGATACAGCGGAAACAGTTTCCGCATTCACATCAATGAAGGCAAGCGGAATAATACGCATCAGGGATCCATTGCCATTGGAATAGAAGTCATCCAGGCCTTTCCCATACCGCAATGCATTAACCGTTGTATTCCCGGCATCAAACACAATGTGATCAATCGTGTATTCAGCATCAAACAGCCACTTTCTGAACCTGGCCAGCATATCATGACAGTCAATCTGTCCACATGCCCGGATAGAATCACAGGTTGCAAGTGTCATGCTGGTGTCATCGCTCCATGTACCTGCCGGCTGATTGTGTGTTCCGAAGCCGATCATATCAGTGATGTGGAATGTGCCACGCTTTTTGAATTCCACAGGAACACCCAAAGCATCGCCGATTGCCAGGCCATACACAGCTGCCTTCAGTTTGTCATTCACTATCTTCACCACCTTTTTTCAATGCTATCTTTTCGCCATCAAACTGCAATGTGACATCACGATCATCAACCGTGATGCCCATTGCATCAATCCACTTTTTGGGAAGGGAAACCTTGCAATTATAAGAACCCTTGCCGGCGTTTCCACCGGCCTTTGTAAATATTATTCTGCCGTTTCTCTTTTCCATCTTGGGAACCTCATATTTTTTGATGGCTTATTATAACATATTGGTTACCAATAGTCAATACGCCTTATTCCTTTTCGTAGTATTCGCATCTGTCTGTGTTCTTTCTGATGCCAGATGGCTTCAGATCATAGATATCACAGATCCCTTTCCTGTAATTCGCTACATCCCGGAACACACAATCTTTGCATTGTTTGTATTGATCACTATTGTCGGAAAGCAGTTCATCTGAATATCTTTCGGATAGAGTTTTATTTGCCATTAGAATTTCTCCTGTTCAATTACTTCCATGTCAAGATAGATTTTTCCGTTTGATTTCTCAACTTTGGTGATCCTAAAAGTAGTTTCACGCTGAAAAATCATTTCCGCTTCATCACCGAAAGATGATTGTTGCGCCAAACCGTCCCAGCCTTTACCGGAACCATTACCAAAGGCGCTGAACGGCTCTGCATACATCATTTTAGTACCTGATGGAGCATAGATATTCATGATGATAGGCTTATGCGAAAATCCTTTTCCCTTTGATACGCCTGTGCTTAAAAAACCATGTTCCGTTGGTGTGGTTCCGATTAGCTTTGCTGCCAGATCTGCTTCAGATAGGCTAAAATCATTTGCATCAATACCAAAGAACTTGTCCATGCCGCCGTAATCGCAACCACGCTGCACCCAAAAATCATTTTTATAGGTGCTTTTCTCGATGATGCTTGTCATATTATCAATCTGCTTTTTGACTTCCCCACGCTTAAAGCCGCCATAATTTGTGCCAATCTCATTAAGATCAACATTGCCAACACCCAAGAATTTATTAGTACCATATTCAATTCCACGCAGTGGCTCATTGAATTTGTGATAGCTTCTTGTGTATTCGTATATGGCTTCTCTTTCTGCGTTACTGGCATTTTGCCATACATCACCGCATACAGACCGCAGCACGCTATCTGCGCCCTTAACACCGCCATTGCTATCGGTAAACCAATAGGCCGCATCTTTCCGTTCTTGTGAAAAGGCGGCATCGATTTTGCTGCGCTTCAAACCATTCTTCTTCAGACTGTCAATTTCGGAATCAATAGCATTGAACCTGTTGTGCATTTTGAAATATGCAGATCCTTGTTTATCGAAATCATCAACCTGGTCAAATAAGTCTTTCCATTTTTGCGTTTCAGAAGCATCAGCTGCATACAGAAGTTTATTTTCAAAGTAATTTTTCTTTGCCTGGATAGATCCACTCTTATCTTTCCAATCAAGTGTGGTGACATCATCTTTCCAGATACCGCTGTATGTTTTGACATCGAAATTGTCAAGATCATTCTGCAATGCTATCTTTTCTTTTTTCAAGGTCTTGATTTCCTTGGCAACAAGCTTTTTATCCAGCTTGCCCTGCCAATCGATCTTTTGAAGTTCAAGTTCATCTATCTTCTTCTGGATCAAATCCGATTCATTCAGATCTGCCGCATTTGCTTTTTGGGCTTGCAGGTCAGCAATATCGGCATCAGCTTGTGCCAGTTTTTCATTCAGTTTCTTTTCCGTCAGATATTCCTTTTTGACCTGCGGCTGTGGAACTTCGGCAGCTTTTAGATACTTGTCCTTGAAATCCTCAAAATCTGCCGTCTTATCCAGTCCAAAATATTCAGCACGATCTTTTAAGGTCTGAAGTTCGTCATCATCCAGCGCCCATCTTGCCCTTGTAAGGCAAGCGCAGCGGCAGTTTATATCTTCGGCAGCTATGCCAAACTGCCCAGGGCGCATCACTTTTGTTCCGCCGGCTTCAAATGGCTTATCCACTTCCCGGATCTGGCCATCCAGCATTCTGTGTGTGGGCCTGGTTCTTCCGTCCAGTGTAGCATCCCATTGCTTTACCACATCAGCGCCCTTCTTCTTGGCTGCTTCCTGTGCATCCGCTGTGGATTCCTGCTGGATCCTGTGGCCCTCTGTCCTGGCAATGCGCTTTGCATTATACAGGCCGCTGCCGGATGCATTATTGATATTCCTGGCAATGTCAGAATAGGGCAGTGAAGAAGCAATGCCCCGGCTGACTTCCTGCGTGATGGTCTTTTTCAGCTTCGCATAATTGACACCCAGGCGGTTATAATAGCCCTCTACAACCTTTGAATCAGTCAGGACAGCCTTCACCACAGCGGCCTGATCAATCGGTGCAATTACCGGGATCCCCTGCATGGCGATATCGTACATGGTGCCAATGTAGCCATATTCATAGCATTCTTTCAGATACTTGTCAATGGTCGTGTAGCTGACACTGTGCAGATTATCAACGATACCGCTGATCTGGCTTTTCAGGGCTTGCTGGTATTGCTTCTGATAGATTTTAGACCGCTTCTGTGACAGCAGGGCGGTCTTTGCAGCTTCGTCCAGGCCATCCTGATTCAGCGCTTGATCCAGCAGATCAATGTCAGCCTGGAACAGCTTGACCTTATCATTGATATCCTTCAAGGCCCTTGCATACTGCTTTTCAAGTTCCTTGATAGCAGCTTCTTCGCTATTAAGCAGCGATTGCTGGACTTCCTTTTCCCACTTATTCAATCAATTCACCACCGTCATCATCATCGGGCTGGATGTTCTGAAGCGCAGCTTGTGCTGCTGCTGTCGGATCTTCTTCCTGCTGCGGTAGCTTATCCTTGATATCGTTGTAATCGATATCAAGCTGTTCGCAGATCAGCTGCATCAGCGTTTCATCATCAAGATGGTTGGCCAGGTTCAGCAAGGTTGTGATCTCGGTCTGCTTGCGCTGGGCATCGGTCAGTTCGATCTGTGCATTCTCCTGGGAATTAGTGATGATCTCACGCTGGAAATCAAAATAGACATCCTTCTGCTGGAAATCGGTTTTGTTTTCGTTATTGATTTCCTTCAGCACAACCTTCAACAGCTTCCGCATGAATTGCTTCAGGCGAATTTCAAGCTTGTTCACCTTCAGATCAAGCAGGGAATAGGCGGACTTGATAGCGATGGATGTGGTTGCGCTGGTGTCCTTCAGACCTTCAGTGTTCACCCCCATACCAAAGCGAAAGATGTTCTTTTCATCCAGATCCAGCTTTGTCTGCCGGGCCTGATAGGGAATATCAACTGTGTGGATCTCCACGCCACCGTCATCGTCTACGCCAATATGTTTCTTGGCCTTAATATTAACCATCAATTCATCCAGATTGTCACCTTGGAAGCCTTTTACCACATACAGCGCTTCATTGGTGTCCTGAATATTATTAGACAGGCCGCAGGACATCAGATCATAGTCATCAATCAGGGCCTTGATGGGCTTCAGACCGCTGAACTGCTTCTTGCAGTTATCCAGGCGGAAGAAAGGGATCAGGCCAAAATTGTCATAGTAGATATTGTCATCGCCTGGCTTCTTGTATGTGATGTGCGGCCTGGGATTTGGCTTCACATTTTCATCAGGAATAATGCTGCCGTCATCCTCTTGCATAAAGGAAGTAACTTCTTTATCATTCCACACTTGGATCCGCTTGATCTTCTTGCCATCCTTGCCAATGCGGTCAATGTACCAATAGATCACATAGGCACAACCGTCATCGGTTTCCTTCTCCCTGATTTCCACCACACCCATGCTGTCAGCGCACTGGAAGGCCGTCTTTCCCTCTGCATTCTTATAGGCATAGGCATATTCAAATCCTTTGGAGATGCAGCCAGTGATCACTTCATACAGTTCGGCCATGAAATCTTCATTGTCATTGAAGTATTCGTTTAGATAGTCCTGAAGATCTGGATTGTCCGATTTCACAAAGCCTTCCTTGCCAGAAAGCATATACTGCACTTCCTGATCCACCAGTTCAGTGAAGAATGGATGGCTGATCTTAATATTGCTTTTGGTTGTGTCTTCCTGAATGTTGCCATCCGCATCGATGAAGAACACACGATAGTTTCTGATATCGTGATCTGCTTCATAATAACGAAGACCGGTTCTTGCAAAGCGCTTTTTGTCGCTGGCAGCATCATTGTCGATAAAGCTTTTTATTTCTGTCGCAGTAAGCATATATTTATCCCCCTGTTAAATCATCCACTTCTTCATCTTGCGCCAGCCTTCCACGGAATAACGCAGTGCAGCCATGGCATCATCTTGGAATGGCACAGGTTCATCCAGATATTCACCGGTTCTGTCATCCTTCTTCCACTTCCATTGCTGCAATTCTTTGATAGTATTCACGCAAGACGGATGCACATAGATCTTCCGCTGCTTCAGCCAGTCGATCTGTGCCTTTACGGATCCAGCAGATCCGCCCTTATCCACGCCCCTTGCACGGAAGCCGGCCTTCTGCCACATCTTGATCCTGTCCGGTTCTGCGGAATCACACCACATCTGTTTCTTTCGGTCTATGCCGTGTATCATAGCCAGGTCAATCAATTCGCTGGTGTCTTTCTCGAATTCGTATATTTCCCTGGTAATATAGATGTCATCGTCCTTGGTGCCGACAGCCAGGATCGCATTTGCATGATTGAAGCCGAAGTCCTGACCAATAGCGAAATCATCATAGTTAGCAGGATCCTGGGAAATGTCTTTGACTTCCCAATTGTGCAGGATCAGGCCGCCAATTTCGCCCCATTCGCCCAGGCCATAGATCTGATAGCCTTCAGGATCCACGATCTTTCTGCGCTCCATGCGCTGCCGGTAGGCATCATCAATGAAGCGGTTCATCAGATAGGTGGAATGATGGCACAGCACATTAGGATCCGGTACATCAAAAAAGACCTTCTTGATCCAGTGGTTCTTGTTTACTGGATTGAAGGTCATTCTGATCTGATAAAACTGACCAGCCGGCAGTTCGCCACGAAGACGGTCATCTATTATTTCCACATCGGCCTGTGTTAGTTCGGTTGCTTCCTCACACCATACATCTGTCAGCTTTCCACGCTGGAATGTGATGGACTTCAGCTTTTCACGCTGCTTATCATCATTCATCCCCCGGAAGATGATCTGATTGCCATTTGCTTTGCAGGTCAGCTTCAATGGTGACATATTGATCTGCCAGTATCGATCAGCCTTATCCCCGAACATGCGATACACAGCACCGGTCAGTTCAGCAAAGGTGCTGTCCCGGTTTGTGATATCCGATTTGCGGATGCAGACCAGGTTCCGGCCCTTATCCTTCATCAGCCGCAGGATGTAGTTCTGCGCCGTGTCAACCGACTTTCCAGAACCGGCGCTGCCCTTCATGACGATATATCGCTTGGTGCTGCGGTCAACCTCTTTGAAGCAGGGATTGGCTTTTACATTGATATTCATTCTTCATCACCATAATCCACAGTGATATTCAGATCCATGTCAATTTCCTGCTGCACCTTGTCAGTAAAGATCATGTGCGCCTTTCCAAGCAGTTCAGCAGCTTTCAGCCGTTCCTTTTCATCTGGCGCTTTCTGCATCGTCCTGGCTTCAGAACAGCCATCGCCGGTGCCTTCCACCACAACTACTTCAGAAACGGACTGGCCACGCAGAACAGAAGTAAGATATCGCATCACTTCAGTCTGGTCAGCAACCAGGGCAGCTTCCTTTTCAGCCATCCGCTTTCCGATGTATTCTTTCAAGTCAAGTTTGGTCAAATTTTGCTGCCCAATTTGTTTTGCCGTCTTCTTTGAATACCCGGCTCTGATTGCAGCCTGTGTTGCATTCAGATCAAGCAAATATTCATCACAGAAGCGCTGCTGCTTTGCTGTCAGCTTCTTTTCCGCCACAATCATCACCTTCTTTCTATGGCATACAAAAAGCCTGGCAGGGAAGGAGTCACCCTGTCAGGCTTGGAAGATATCGTGTTCATTTCTGCATCTTAAATGTAACACATTGGGAGTATAAACTTCTATCAACTCTTTTGATTTTTTATGATGCCATCAACCATTTGCAACGCCCTTCCATGCAGTTTACATACCCATTGATATGTAAAATTCATTTCACAAGCGATTCTTTCCCATGTCTTGTATTCAAAATAACGCTTATACAGAACAGCAATGTAATCTGCATTGCCTATCTGGTCAATCACACAGCTGACCTTTCTTTTCTTATCCACAAATTCATCCACAGCCGTGTTTATTTCTTCTTCCAGGTCAATGATCTTCGCAACGGCATTCCCAATCTTGTCTTGATCACTGCCGCCTGAAACAATATCCTGTTTCCAAGTTGCGGTGATCTTTGTTGCCAGTTCTCTTAATTGGGCAACCTGTTCCAGCTTGCTGTTGATATGTTTATCACACAGTTCCACCTGTTGCAGAAAACTTTTTGCATCATTCACATTGGTTCCCCCTTTTGTTCAAGATAGGCCACATATTTGCCATAGGACATGCCATGTTCAGCAGCATCACGCAGGATCCTATTCAAATCATCACGCCGTTCCTGTGCGATTTCTCGCTTCCTATTGGCTTTTCTGGTTTTTTGGCTTTCTCTTTCAAGGTTTATTTTCATAAGCTCTTTGCATTCATCCGAACAATACTTTCTTGTAGGCGTTGTTTTCAGATAATCCCTTCCGCAGATCTCACACTGTGCCATTTTTTTAATCCACATAGCTTGATCTCCCATAGCTACAAAACATATCGTCACCCATGTAACAGCCAAATAAGCCGCACAAAGTGCATTCCGTCCTGCCTTCGCCATACAAACATTTTCCGCAACGAACCACTTTTACCACATCGGGATCCTTCCTTTGCAGATCACCAGGCAGCCGGGCAAATTCATTTTCCGTAATAGACATCTGTTATATCCTCTAAAGCTTGTGCTTTTCCCTTGGCATAACCATCATAATAACCTTCCGTGTATTCGTGTATGATCTTTACTTCTTCCGGCGGATCCTTGGTTTCATTGATAACAGCCGCAGCATAGCCGATAGACACAGCACACACGAAGATCATGACAATAGCTGTCCATATTGTTGTTTTATTCATCTGTCAATCCTTTCGCCGGGCATCTGGCACAGGGCTTCTTCCCCCGGCCAGATCCATATTTGCAGAAGGTGCATGGTGTAGCTTTGATTTCAGGCATATCCAGGATATTCTGCCGGATCACCGGCACAGCCACATGATACCCCGAAAAATCAAAGCCATAGTCACCATAAAGCTGAAGCAGTTCATCTGCATCAATGATCCGCATTGCCGTCACCGTCCATCTTCGCCCCGCAGTTTTCGCAGTATTTTTTGTCAGGCTTGTCCCAACTGCCTTCAGTGGTAATGACAAAGCCGCACACAGGGCAACACCACTCGTCCCCGCCAATATGCGCCCACCGACTATGCACCACCGGGGCAACATCAGTGGCTGTCAGTTCTTTAATAGCATGTCCGATATTCCACGCCACAGAGTCGCCGGCATAGTTAAGGATTCGCAGTTGTTCTCGGTATTCTTCTTCGCAAATTGCAAGTGCGGCTTCCCGCTTAATATATTCAGCCATTGTCAGCCCTCCCATCATGTACCGTTGTGTATTTCCCAATCAGCGTGTTCGGGTGAGAAGTCCTCATCACATACGCCACGCAGTTCTCGGGATCATTCCCACAAAGACATGGCGCATATGCGCACGAATCACAAATTGTAAACATCTCAATTAGTGTCATTGTCAGCCCTCCTGTTCCATGCTTCTATTGCATCTTCTGGTGTTGCGTTATCTTTCCCAATGGATGCCCCGCAACCGCCGTTATGATAATCACAAACCACATCATAATGGTTGGAACTCCAAGAATAATCAAATTCATATTCATCCATCATTTCATGGTTAGCGACCGAATCGACATGTGCAACTGACTTTCCACAAAAAGGACATGGTTTCAGTTTAGTCATCACTATTTCCCCTTTCTAAACACAATCTTTCCTGGTTTGCCTGGATCATCTTGATTACTTCCTGCAACGGTAAAGCAATCTGCTGCCTGGATTTTTCCTGTGCAGACAGGCTTTCATAGATCATACGGAAGTTTGCCCTTTCGGTTGCGATGTTCTCTGACAGGCAAATATTGCGGAACCCTGTGCGTTCTGCTGCTGTCCTGGTCATCGGATCCATGCTATCCAGGGCCTTTCCCTGGTTGTAAATTCCGTACTTCCTGACTGCTGTCAGTACCTGTTCCCAAGCTTCGCCCCAATCCTTCACGCTGCCATGCTGGACTGTTGCAGCGACTTCCCGGATCTCTGCGATGGAAGGTGACCACTTATTTGTGGCCACCCACTGGCGCAGGGCAGCTTCGGCAACAGGGAATGGAATGTCTTGCAGTTCTCTGTACCAAAGTTCCATTGCTTGCTGGTTCGGCAGGATCTGCTCCTTGGGATAATAGGTGCGAAGGGCAGAAGCAAACAGGCCGAATTCTTTTTTATCCATGATATCTACCGCCTTTTTTCTTTGATCTGTTGATGATGGATAATGTGATTGCATCATCCTGGGCTTTCTGATCCCGGATCATTTCATTCAGTTTGTCATGGGCTGCTTTCTCTGATATGTACTTTTCGCAGGTTGCATGGCAGCCAACAGATCTATCCGGGCAATTTCTGCAACATTGGATCATGTTTCTGACCACTCCTTTGCCATAGCATAAAAGTCATCAAGTTCTTCTGCCTTGGTCTGCTTGTGGTAGGGCTGTTTGACAGACTGTGTGGATCGCTCCTGGTCTTTCCTGGCCCAATTTCTGATGGTTGCATAATGGCTTTTATAAGATTTCCCGGTTGATGCCACATAGGATGAAAGCCGTTCAATGCGTTCTTCCCAATCGAGATATTCATCTTTCAGCTTTTCCAGTTCATCATCTGTCAGCAGTACATTTTTGTATTCGCCATACTTATGTTTGACAGGCTTGGAAGGCTTCGGGGAAGATGCTGAATCGTCAGATTCAGATATACTATCCTCTACTATACTTTCCTTATCTCTACTATACTTATCTATACTATACTGTGGTTCCAGATGGTTGCCGTTTGGTTGCCAAGTGGTTGCCAACTGGTTTACAGGCTTTTCTGTATAGGCGTTATTGTCCTTCACATCAAGCATGGCAAACTGTTCCTGGTACTGTGTCGGGTTGTATCTGTCCTTTCGCAAGGTGTTATGCATCCGCCAGTGCTTAATGACGATGACACCATTTTCAAAGCAGATCACAAAACGCTTCGCAATCAGCAGCTTCAAATCATCATCGGAAGCGCCTATTGTCCGCTGGATCCGTTTGGGATTGTTAATGAAGCCATCATCATCAGCCCTCATGTTAAGGTGAAAATAAAGGGCCTGTGTGGAAAGCGGCATATCCAGGAAAGCATCACTGTCTATGATCTTCTGCGTGAACATCCTTTTTTCAGCCATCCATATCACCTTCTTCCGTGTTTTCTTGCCGGCTCCATGAGATTTCCACATGACCGCAGTTCTTGCAGCGCAGGATCTCCACCGTTACATTCCTGTATTTCTCGATCATTTCATACTGGCAAGGATCCAGAGGAACCCCAAAAACCGTGATATCAACCTTTCCGCCGCTAAAGCCGCACTTCTTCAACTGACATCACCCCTGGCATATTCACGGAAGATCTGTTCGTTTTCCTGCCGCATAGCTTCCACCTTTTCACAGGCGGCCAGATCGGGCCGGTGCTGCTGCACCTTCTGCCGTGTCCGTCTTACGGTTTCAAAGCCGGGGAAGGGCAGAACATTCATAGAAGCCAGGAAATTCGGCACAGAAAGGCTTTGCAGGTTGATCCCACAATCTTCTGCTACACGCTCCAAAACCTTCAGGTAAAGCAAACTATCACTGTTTCTGGCCTGTTTATCTTCTTCCAGGATCTCTTTCACAAGGTTGGTGGTAGTGGTCAAATTAGTCATTTTTTCACACCCTTCCCGTGGAGCCAATGCCCCCACGATTTTCATTGCCAAGATGATCAACTTCCTTCAGGATGAATAAAGGCTGGTGTTCAATGATCCGGAATTGGCAGATCCGGTCATTCTTTCTAATGATGGTGTCCCTGGTTGCGTAGGCCAGGAAGTTCCATTCATCACCATCGCCCTTGTAGGATTCATCCACGATACCAATGCTATTGGCCATCAGAACGCCATATTTGCGATATGCGCTGCTTCTTGGTGCAACCAAGGCTTCATATCCCTGCGGCAGTTCCATGGCCACACCAAGCGGAATTTGCTTGTACCTGCCGCCATCAATGAATGTATCTTCCGCACACCGAAGATCAATCCAATCGCCCACATTGATTTTTTCGATTTTCTGAATATCACGAAGATATTTGATCTTGATTTCAAGCATTCGCTTTTCCTTTCACTTAAATATCATCTGTTCTGTCGGTTTCTCCTGGATATCGATTACCTTGGTATCACCGAACTTTTCAATGCACATGGCCAGGTGTTCTTTGACCGCCTGGGCCTGGATGACCGGCACATTGACTTCAATTGTTACTATCAACATTTCAAATCTCCTGAATGCGGATTCCATGAACCCACAAAAGCAGTTTTCTTTTGATGATGTAATCAGTAGTCCTGAAGCCCTTTGTATCTTCCACAACCATCTTGCCGTTTTCCGTATAAACAAAATCGGCAATGTAGGTGCAAGGCCGTTCAATCACCTTTCCATCAACCCGCTGCGAAGGTATCAGTTCAAACTTAACCTGCCTTTTAAGGTTCTGGATTGTCCCTGCCCTTTCAAGCAGGGACAATTCGCACCATCTTCTATATTCCTTGACAGAATCAAAGGTAATTCCATCCCTTGATATTTTCCGGCTGTGATATTTAGCTTTCACACCATCACCCCATCAAAAAGGAAGGTCATTATCGTCAGGTTCCGGGATCACTTCAAAATCGTTCGGTGCAGCATAGCTGCCATAAGATCCGAAGGAATCAGATGCAGCAGCCTTTGCCTTCAAGGGCTTGTCCGCCGGCAGCGTGTATT